TGGATATTATGAAATTAAATCTGACGAAGAAAAACAAGCAGCCCAACGACAAAAACACAATTCAAGGTAATATATAATAAAGGCTTTTTTTATCTGTGGCAGAGGCAGTAGTAAGACTCAGAGTTGATGCCAGTGGTGCTACAAGAGCATTAAATGGAGTACAAGCTCAAACAAATAGATTACAGTCTGCTTTTGGTGGTCTTAGGACTGCTCTTGGTGGGATAGGTCTTACTGTTTTAGCTAGAAATGCAATAAAAACATCAACTAATTTTGAAAAACTAAATGTAAGATTAGGACTTTTAACAAAAGCCTCTGGTACTTTTGCTCGATCACAACAAATAGCTGCTGACGCTCAGAAAGCATTTGGACTTAGTGCAACTGAAGCTCTTGAAGGAATTACAGATATTACAGCAAGATTAGCTCCTTTAAATGTTGGAGTTGAAGATATAAAAAGTACTTTCTTTGGATTTAACACGGCTGCCAAATTAGCTGGTGCATCAACTATAGAAGCATCAAACGCTTTTAGACAGTTAGCCCAAGCTCTTGGATCAGGAAGGCTTGCTGGTGATGAATTTAGAAGTATATCTGAACAAATACCAACATTGCTCGCACCTATAGCAGATGAATTAGATGTAAATGTTGGACAACTTAAAAAATTTGCTGCTGAAGGCAAATTGACAAGTGAAGTTGTTTTAAGAGCATTACGTAAGATTGAATCTGATGGTGGCGCATCTTTAAGGGCTTTGATTGAAAACGACCCGACACAAGTGTTCAAAAACTTATCAAATGAAACAGAAAATTTATCAAGAGCATTTGGAGAATTACTGCAACCAGCAGTTCTTCCCATAATCAAAGGTTTAACAGAATTAACTGTTGCAGTAACTAATTTTATTAATTCACCTATTGGAAAAACCGCTGCTATATTTTCTGCTATAGCTTTGGCAGCTAAAGGTGTTGCTGTTCTTTTACCAGTTGTAGCTGCGGGATTACAGAAAGTTGCATTTGCGGGTGGCGTTGCCACTATTGCATTAAATGCATTGCCCTTTGTAGCAGTGGCAACTCTTGTTGGTGGTTTTACTACTGCAATAATTAAAGCAGCAAAAGAACAAAGAGATTTTAATAAGGCATTGAAAGAAGGTGATATTCAAATGTTAAAAAGTCAATTCAATAAATTGTTTATTGAAAGGCAAAAAATATTAATAAGAATTAGACGAGCGGAAGAAAGTAGTAACAAAAAAGCATTGCAGTCTTTGAAAAGACAACTTCAAATAAATACAGAAGCAATAGAACCTATAAAAGCAAAACTTGATGAAGAAAGAAAAATTACATCAGAAATTGAAAAGCAAAACAAACTGAAAAAAGATCAAGAAGAAATAGATAAAAAAAATGAAGAAGCAGCAAAAAAACTTAAAGAAGCAATGACCGCTGTAGGCGAAGAAATTGAAAGCAGTATTAAAAATAATTTAAGAGAGGCTATTACAGGTGCACAGTCATTTGGGCAGGCGATGACAAATGTATTAAATCGCATAAGAGATAAAATTATAGATGCTCAGCTAGATAGGCTTATTGGTGGTTTTGGTGAAGCTTTTGGTGAAGCTGCAAGCGGTGGAAAAAGAAAAGGTATTGGAGGAATTATAGGTAGTGTATTAGGAGGTTTTCTTAAGTTTGCAGATGGTGGAAGACCACCAGTTGGGAAAGCTTCGATTGTTGGAGAACGTGGGCCAGAATTGTTTGTACCAAAAACCGCTGGTACTATTATTCCTAACAATGCAATTGGTGGAGGCAATACAACAAATAATATGATCACTGTAAACGTAGATGCCACAGGCTCATCTGTTGCTGGTAACGGATCAGAAGCTGATCAGTTAGGCGGTCTGATTGCCAGTGTAGTGCAGGCAACTATAATTGATGAACAAAGGGCAGGGGGTTTATTAAATAGATAATGGCAACATTTCCATCAATACAGCCCACTTATGGGATGAGAAAACAAAGTAAACCGAAAGTAAGAGTTACTTCTCTTGGTGATGGTTATGAGTTCAGGGCGTTATATGGCCTGCCTTTATCTCAAGACCCTAAAGTATATGATCTTACTTTCAACGTGTCTGAAACTAATGCAGATGTCATTGAAGCATTTTTAAGAAGTAGGGTTGCAGATCAGGCAAGCTTTACATTTACACCACCAGCAGAAGGTTTCAGCGCAAAGACAGGTACTTTTGTTCAATCAAATGGAAGTGGTGCTGCAGGCACAATCATCACTGTCACTTTCACAAATCATGGTGTGGCCATAGGTGATGTTTTAACAGTTGACTTTAGTTCTGGCCCTACTGATGGATCTTATGTTGTCGCTTCTTCTGCTGATGCAAATACTTTTACATTAACTTCAACAACTGCTGATAGTGCATTGGTTACAGTTGCAACTAATGTTGACTTTACACTTTCTGGGGCTGGTCAATATGTTTGTGATTCCTGGACAAAAACTATACCTTATAACAATAGAGCAATAATAAATTGTTCATTTAGAGAAGTATTTGAACCATAATGGCAGTACCTACAAGCGCACTTCAGGGATTAACAAATAAATCTATTATTGAATTATATTCTGTTGAATTAAAACCAGACATTCACTATACAAAAACAGCGAAAACAGCAGTTTATCAACAAGTGGATCAAACTATAACTATTACACTTAATAGTCATGGGTTTTCTGCTAGTTTAATTTTAAGTCTTGATTTTTCTGCAAGTGATCCCTCAGTCGATTACGATTTTAGAGATGGAATTTATACAATTCAAACAGTTACCACAAATACTTTTACTGTAACAGCAACATCAGCTCAAAGTTCTAGTGGTACTGTTTCTTTTAATGTAAATGCAACAATAGTAAATCCTACTGTTTATCTATTCCATAGCGGCAATAATATGAAAGATAGTTTGGACATTGTATGGCAGGCAAATACATATTCAAGGATGCCTGTAAAAGCTGAAGGTTTCAAATATTCTGGTAAAGGTAAACTGCCAAGGCCAACATTAACGCTTTCAAACTTATTAGGAACAATCACATCAATATTACAGCTTACAAATCAAACCACAGCATTATCTGATCTTGCAGGGGCAAAAGTGACAAGGCGTAGAGCCTTGAGTAAAGATTTAGATGAAGTAAACTTTCCATCTAATGTAAACCCATACAAAAGTGGTTCTGTTGATCCGTCTGCTGAATTACCACGAGAAGTTTATTTTATTGAAAGAAAAACTATTGAAAATAGAAACATTGTACAATTTGAGCTTGTAAGTTCTTTTGATTTGTTTGGTGTATCAGCACCAAAAAAACTTGTAACAAAAGCTGACTTTCCAGCCGTTGGAACTTTTGTTAATTTTTGAATATGACTTGGAAAGAATCTTTTATAAATTATGCAAAAGAACAAGCACCAGAAGAGGCTTGTGGTTTGCTTGCAATAATCAAAGGCAAAGAAACTTTTTGGCCTTGTAAAAATTTAGCAGAAGGCAAATTTGAGTTTTTTATACTTGATCCTGATGATTGGGTAGAATGTGAAGATACAGGAGAAATTATTGGTGTAATACATAGTCATCCTGTCGGGGATGCAACGCCATCAGATACAGACAGGGCAGCCTGTGAACATCTTGGTTTTCCATATTACATATACAGCATTGAACACGACCATTGGGAATCGTTTGAGCCTACAGGTTGGAAAGCACCTTCATTAATAGGTAGAAAATTTATCTGGGGCAAATATGATTGTTGGAGTATAATTTCTGATTGGTTTTTAGAAACAAAAAATATAAAGTTAAAAGAATGGAAAAGACCAAAACGTATAAAAGATTTTATTGAAAACCCTTTGTTTGAAAAAGGTTTGCCGATTACAGGATTTAAAAAACAAGAAAGTAATAAAAATATAAAAGTTGGAGATGTTTTACTCTTTCAATCTGTCACAGGTAATTTAGATCATGTCGCTGTTTATATAGGTGATAATATGATATTGAATCATAATATAAAAGCTTTGAGTTGTAGAGAACTTTTTGATTTAAGATACCAACAGGCACTTAGAGGAGTTTACAGATATGCAGCTTAAAAAAATAAAAGTATATGGAAAGTTAAGAAAATTTTTAGGAAAGTCATATTTTATGGCTGCGGTCAAATCACCTCAACAGGCGATGAGTTTTTTGATCGCAAATTTTGAAGGTGTACAAAAACATATGAATGACCAGGTATATAAGGTAAAAATGGGAGGCAGGGTTATCACAGAAGAATATTTATCAATGACAGGTCAGGGTGATATACAAATTATTCCGATTGCAATAGGCTCTGGCCCTTTAGCTGCTGTAGCTGGAGCAATATTTGGTGGGGCTGCTGCTGTTGCAACGACTGTGGCCAGTGTCACAGGTGCTTTTTTAACAAGTTCTATAGTCACTACAGCATTAACAACTATTGGGACTTCAATGGTTATTGGCGGTATAACAGACCTTTTATCACCACAAAATCCTGTTCCTGATGTTTCAAGTGTCAGTGATATTGACCCATCAATAAGAGGTTCTTATTCTTTCAGTGGTATTCAAAACGTTAGTTCCAGTGGCGTTCCAATTCCTATAATTTATGGTTTGGTTTTTAGTGGATCAATTATAATAAGTTCAGGAACAGATTCTACCCAAGTAGTTAAAAGCATAACCTAATGCCTAGATTAGTTGATGATCAATTATTTGGAACTGATAGAAAGGTTGTTGATCCTGACCTCATAGATGGTGGACTGCGTAGTAAACAATTTGCAACTGTATTAGATTTACTTGGATATGGAGAGATAGATTCAATATTAGATGTTGGTGGTGCTGGTACAAATACCTTTAGAAAAAATGTTTTTCTTGATGGAACACCATTGCAAAATGCAAATGGTGAAGAAAATTTTTCTGATGTAGAAGTTTTTGTTAAAAATGGAGCGTCAGATCAGACAGCATTACAAGAAATTAACGCATTAGAAAATACTGTTCCAGTAAATGTGGAAGTAACAAAAGCAACCTCTGTTACAAGATCAATTACTGATTCTAATGTGGATAAGTTAAGGGTAAGTATCCAGATTCCAAGCCTACAAAAGTTTGAGGATAATGGAGATATAGTTGGAACTGAAGTAAAAATATCAATACGAATTACAGAAAATGATGGACAAGTTCATAACCCAGTAGAAGCAAATGTTATCAATGGAAAGGCAACTAGTCCCTTTGTAAAAGATTTTGAAATAAAGTTTGGAAAACCTATGAGTTTTCCAATTGATATAACAGTAATCAGAAATACAGATGACAGCACAGTATCAACACTACAAAACAAAACTAATTTTTTATCTTTTACTGAAATAAATTCTGATTCTCGTACCTATCAAGGTTTTGCTTATGTAGGAATAAGATTTAATGCACAGGAATTTCAAAGCTATCCCAAGCGCATGTACCGTATCAAAGGTACAAAAATCAAAGTACCAAGTAATACGACAATTGATAGTGAAAATGGAAGGGTTATTTACCCTGATGGCTATGTTTTTGATGGTACTTTTAAAACAGACGTTGACGGAAATATTAAAAAAGAATGGTGTGCAGATCCAGCATGGATTCTTTATGACCTGTTAACAACAGATAAAGGTTTTGGTGGAACTGATGGTGTTATTGATGAGGATACCTTAGATGTTTATAGTTTTTATTCTGCAAGTGCTTATGCAAGTGAATTAATAACAGATCCAATTACAGGAACAACAGAACCAAGATTCAGTTGCAATGTAATTCTGAATCAAAAAAATGATGCCTATTCCTTGATAAATGATTTATGTTCTGTGATGAACGCGATGCCATTTTATAGTAATGGATCATTACAAATATCTCAGGACAGGCCAACTAATACATCAACTAATACATCTGATGCACAATATATTTTTAATAATTCAAACGTTACAGAAGAAGGTTTTACTTATCAGGGTGTAGGACAGAGAACAAAATATACAGAGGTTGAGGTTGGTTATTTTGATAATGAAACTCAAACGATAGATTACGAACTCGTAACAACTGATGATATAACAGCGTTATCAGATTCAACATCAAAGTTTGGAAGAACCAGAAAAACTTTAAGAGCTTTTGCCTGTACTTCCAGAGGCCAGGCAAATAGACTTGGTAGGTGGTTTTTGTATTCAAATTTAAAAGAATCTGAGGTAGTTTCTTTTACAACTACTTTGGAAGCTGGTGTAATTGTAAGACCTTCTACAATTATTGCCATTGCAGATTCATTAAGAGCAGGCGTTAGAAGAGGAGGGCGTATAAAATCTGTTACTGATACAACTACTATTGTTGTAGATGATGCAAACAATACTGATCTGACAACAGAAAATTCAGCAACACTTTCAGTTGTTTTATCAGATGGTTCTGTTGAAAGTAGATCAATAAGTTCAATAACTGGAACAACAATAACAGTTTCATCTGCTTTTTCTTCTGCACCATTGGCAAACAGTGTCTGGGCTATAGAAAATACTTCTGTTGAGTTTCAGATATATCGTGTTGTTTCTATAGAAGAAAAAAATGATTCTGAATATACAATCACAGCCGTAATTCATGACACAAATAAATACGCACAAGTAGAAGATACGACTGTTGCTGCTAATCCAAGAACAATAACAACCTTATTAAATGAAAAACCTTCACCAAGTAACCTAACGGCAACAGAACAAATAGTTGCACTTAGCAATAGAGCCGTTTCAAAAATATTTGTTGCATGGGAACCAGTACAAGGTGTTAAAGAATATTTATTGGAATTTCAATACGAAAATGATAATCCAGAAAGATTAAGGGTAGCAAGACCAAGTTTTGAACTTTTTGAATCAAGGTTAGGCAGTTATAAATTTGCTGTAAAGTCTGTAAATACATTAGGAAAATTAAGTTCTGGTACTTCATTATTAACTTTTAATGCTGAAGGTAAGACGGCTCTGCCAGAAGATGTACAAAATGTACAGATTGAACCATTATCTGATCAATTCATAAGATTACGTTTTGATAAATCAACAGATGTTGACGTTATACATGGAGGCAACGTCATAATCCGTGGTTCTAACCTGACAACTGGTGCATCTTTTACAGATTCTGTTGACGTTATCCCAGAATTATCAGGTAATGTAAATGAAACTATTGTTCCAAATATTGTAAATGGAACTTATTTTTTAGCATTTAGGGATGATGGTGGTCGTATAAGTGCTAATGCCGCGTCAATAAAAAATATTTCAACACAACCTGATATATTCCCAAAATTAACAGTTTTAACAGATAGAGAAGATACAGACAGCACACCTTTTAATGGTGCAAAGGTTGGTTGTTTTTTTAGTAGTAGTCTTAACGGTCTTGTTCTTGGCTCTGAAGATACTATTGATGGTGTTTCGGATTTTGATGCTATAGAAGATTTAGATTTATTAGATAATTCAGTTGCAACTGGTGGTACTTATGCTTTTGCAAATACTTTGGATTTAGGTGGAAAACAACCATTAATCTTACAAAGACATTTTGTTACCAAAGGTTTTTATAATAATCAATTATTTGATGATAGAAGTGAAAATGTAGATACATGGACTGATTTTGATGGTACAACCGTTGCTGTTGATGTAAATGCGAAACTTCTTGTAGCGACAACTGATTCAGACCCTGATACTTCAACTGCTGGTACTTATACGATAAATAATGGTTCAGGGGCTGCTGGGACGATAATTACTATTACAAAATCTTCACATGGGTATTCTGTTGGTAGTTTTGTAACGGTTGATTTTACATCTGGTACTGGTGTTGATGGCGATTATGAAATACAAAGCATTACCACCAATACTTTCACATTAACTTCTGCAACATCTTTATCAACTAGTGGTAATTGTAATTTCAGCGCTGAATTTAGTCAGTTTAATCCTTTTGTAAATGGTAAATATATTGCAAGGGGTTTTAAATTTAAATGTGATTTAGAAACAAAAGATATTGCACAATCAATTGAAATTGAACAGTTAGGTTATACAGCACAAATAGAAAGTAGAACAGAAACAAGTCTTGGTAATGCTGGAGCATCTGCAGGTGGGTTTATCGCCTCTGGGACTTCCACAAAATCAGTTACTTTTACAAATAGTTTCTTTACTGGTCAATCAGGAACTAGCGTTGCAGCAAATTCTGTTTTACCATCAATCGGTATAACAATAGAAAATCAATCACAGGGAGATTTTTTTGTTTTATCAAATATAACTGGAACTGGTTTTGATATTGATGTGAAAGATTCTAACGGTAACAATGTAAACAGGAATTTCAAATATGCAGCAACTGGTTTTGGGCGTGGAAGTTAATTTCTGATAGTATATAATTAAATAAAATTTTGTATTACAAATGGCACAAGCTTCAGATTATACAATAGATAACTCCACAGGAGCCAACGTCAGGGCTGACATCAATACTGTTTTACAAGCAATAGCAACAAATAATTCTGGATCTTCGGCTGCAAGTACAACCTTTGCAAGTGGTTTTTTTGCTAATACTTCAACAAGTATGATGCAGTTAAGAAATACAGCAAATAATGCCTTTTTAGATTTATTCACTCTTGCGGGCGCACCTGCATTTCCTGTTGATGGCACAATAAATTCAGTAAATATTGGTAAAGGTGCAAACTCTGTTGCAAGTAATACTGTACTTGGAGAAAATGCTTTGGATGCGGCAGTCACAGGTGGGTCGAATACTGCTATTGGTGCAAGCACTTTAACGGTTTTAACTAGCGGTACCTCTAATGTGGCTGTGGGTGCAAATGCCTTAGATGCTAATACAACAGGTGCGCAAAACACTGGGGTGGGTAGAAATGCCTTGGGAGCAAACACAACAGCAGATAACAATACTGCGGTAGGTAGCAATAGTATGCTTTTAAATACAGAGGGAACGAGTAATACTGCGGTTGGTACAGCAACTTTAGATGCAAACACTGATGGTGATTCTAATACTGCAGTGGGAACAAGTGCTTTGGGATCAAACACAACAGCTAATAATAATGTTGCCATTGGAAAATCATCTATGCTCTTAAACGAAACAGGCACACAAAATACGGCAGTGGGTGCAAATAGTTTAGATGCAAATACGACTGGTACAAATAACACTGCTCTTGGTTTTAACGTTTTAAGCGCACAAACAACTGGTGGACCATGTACAGCAGTTGGGTCTGGTTCTTTAGATAATAATACGACTGGTATTAATAATACTGCTGTGGGTTTTGATGCTTTAGATGCAAACATTGATTCTAATAATAGTACAGCAGTAGGACATAATGCTCTAACAAACTCTACTGGGACACAAAACACAGCTTTAGGATCGACAGCAGGTGATCTTATAACAACAGGTTCAAATTGCACATCTCTAGGTTATCAGGCAGACCCTAGTGCTAATGACGCAACTAATGAAGTTACTCTTGGTAATTCAAGTGTTACTGCACTACGTTGTCAAGTTCAAACGATAAGCGCACTTTCTGATGAAAGAGACAAAACAGATATTGTTGATTCAGAAGATGGCCTTAATATAATAAATGCGCTTAGACCAAGAAAGTTTACTTGGGCAATGCGTGAACCTAGTGATAATAATGGAAAAACAGAACTTGGGTTTATAGCACAAGAAATTGATGCAGCATTAGGTGATAAAAATGATTATATTGGTGCTGTTTATAAATCTAATCCAGAAAAACTAGAAGCTTCTTATGGAAAATTTGTACCAATATTAGTAAAAGCAGTACAGGAGTTATCTGCTAAAGTCACAGCCCTTGAAGCAGGGTAAACTTTAATTAATTACTTTTTTGATTATGGAAGAAAAAACCGCAGATGAAATTGCAGCAATTTACACGGCTGCTGGTCATAGCGTTACTCTAATTAATGCAGATGCAAATTACTCAGCATATTCATCAAGAACAGAATCTTTTTATACTGAAACAGAATGGAAAGAGATGATCAAAAGAAATACAGATCATCTTGAAATAATCAAAGCTTATACAAAAACTGATGGAAGCACATCTATCTGGACATCCGAATCGTTTACAGATATTGATGCTGCTATAACAAAAGGAAAAACACTTTATGGTTAGTTTATGGATTTACAAAAATTACAAGAAACAAAACAACGACTGTTGTTAGAGAAAGAAAAGCAATTTGCAGTTTTGTATGAAATTACTGGTGCCATAAAGTTGTTGGATCAACAGATTTTAGAAGAAGAAAAAGAAACTAAAAACACTCAATCTATTGACAAAGAAAAATCTAACCTAAAATAGGTTAATATATGCTTATAATTTGTTTCACTTAAATGGCTATAACTCCAGGTACATATAACATGATAATTCAAAGAAGGTCGGATCATAGTGTTGATTTTCAACTTAAAGATAGTAGTTCTGCCAATGTAAATTTAACAGGATATTCAGTTGCATCACAGGTATGGGATAAAACAAGAACAAACAAAGTTGCAGATGCAACAATTACAATAACAAGTGCTAGTGGAGGTGCTTTTACTTGGAAAGTCACCGATGATCAGACTGTAAATTTTACAAATATTGAATATAATTATGATATTTTGCTTACAAATCCAAGTGGTGATAAAGAATATTGGCTTAAAGGTGTAATCTTTATGTCAGAGGGTTATACAGCATGACTTCAGTTAATGTAACTACACAAAACAATTCAGTAACGGTACAACAAGGGGATGCGACTACAGTAACAGTAACAACACAAGGCCCTCAAGGTGCTACTGGTGCAGCAGGTGCATCTGTAGGTGGTGCTACTGGTGTTGATTTTAACGATAGTGTAGTAGCTAGATTTGGAACAGATAATGACCTTTCCTTGTTTCATGATGGTTCAGATTCATTTATTGAAAACATAACTGGTAATTTACACATAAGACCTAAAGCTGGAGAAGAGGGAATAAAACTATTTCCTGATGGCTCAGTATATTTGTATTACAATAATGAAATTAAATTAACCACGGCGTCTTGGGGTGTTTCGATATGGGGTGTTGCACAAGCAAATAATCTTGAAGCTTCAAATGGTTATGTTTGGGTAAAACATGATAACCAACCTGTAAAAGTAGGTGTTGGGGGAGATTTAAGCTTGCTGCATGACGGCACAGACTCAAAGATAACCAATATTACAGGTAATTTATTAATAGAAGCAAAGGCTAGTCAAACAGCTATAAAAGTTATTCCTGATGGAAATGTAGAGCTTTCCCATAGTGGAACAACAAAGCTAACCACATCTAGTTCAGGTATTACGGTGACGGGAAGTGTTACTACTCAAGATATGAATATGTCTAACCTAAACGGAACTGCTAATGAAGTAGATAATACGAAAGGTAGCTGGTCAATCCAAGAAGGTGCTGATGATTTGTTTCTTATAAATCGTGTAAGCGGTAAAAAATATAAATTTAACCTAACAGAGATCAGTTAGATTTTTCTGTCATTTGACGAGTCATAATTCCTAAAGTTAGATATAACGGTGCTAATGCACAGATACCACAGAAAGTTATAATAGTAACAGGTACTAATGCTTTTGCAAACGCTTCTCTCATGTTTAATAAAATAGCTAACATTCTTTCTATTATTTCATTTTTGATGGTTTCGTCAATGAGTGTAGGAGCTTACTTAGCAATTCAATATATGAGATCACCAGAATTTGAACGTAACCTTAAAAATAAAGTTATGGGTGATCTGCAAGATAAAATGAAAGATGAAATACCAAAACAACTACCAAAATTTAGCGGACCTTCTATACCACTATGACAGAATTGCAACGCACACCTAGTCGTATAAGAACCCGTTTTATAGCTGTTTTAGCATTGATAACATCAGGAATTACATTTGGATCGGGGTTTACGGTGTTTTTGTATATGAAAAGTCCGGCTTTTGAAAATCAGTTATTAGAACAAGTAATGAAACATATGGATTGGATTATTGCTGATGAATTTGAAAAGCAGATAAGAAAACTAAAACCAAGACCTGTAGCAGATGTTAACGATCCAAATAAATGGTTTTGGGATTATATAGAGCAAAGAAATAAAGAGTATATAGAATGGGAAACAAAAGGTAAGTGGGAACAATGAATTGCTGGCACTGTAAAACTGAACTGATCTGGGGTGGAGATCATAGCTTAGATGGTGACGATCATCCATTAAGATCTGGTGAATACAGTATGGTGACTAATCTTTCCTGTCCTAAATGTAATTCTTTTGTGGAAGTGTATCTACCAAGAGATGCTTACGATTAATGATATTTGGATTTTTTAAAAAACTAATAAAATATTATATTGATAAACTTGTGTCTTGGCTAAGAGTAAAAAAACTGCAACTTGAACTAGACAATGAGATCGAAAAGTATCACGATAGTTTTGAGAAGAAAGAAAAACCTAAAGTAATAGAAAAAGGTACGTTTGGAGAAGATGGCTGGTCTATTTCTATTGGTGATGTAAAAGATGGAGATACCTAATATATCTATTCCAGATATTAAAATACCGCAAATAAATATACCAGTACATAATCCTTATCAGGTACTTAACGTTCCTCCACCATCATTAAAACTACCTGGGTGTGTAAGGTATCACAGAGATGCTAGTCCAAAAAATACTGCTTTATATGATGACGACCCAAGAGGTACTACTATTTCATGCCCTTATGGTTCGATGCCTACATTTCAGCCATTGTTGTATGACAGAAGAAAAATAACAATCACTGAAGGTAAGAAAGAAGATAAAAAATTAAACAATGATGAGCAACCTAAATATGAACAAAAAGAACCGAAATTACCTAAAGAAAAAGATGAAGAGTTTTTTATAAAATGCCCTGGTGACAAAGATTTAAGAGTAGGTATGTTTGCATCAGAAGATAGGTTAGAAAAGGTTGTAGGTCATAAAATTTCTGAAGATGGCAAAACCTGTATTACCTTATTCGAGGAAAGTCGATTTATTGACCGTTGGATTCCATCTCCTCCTCTTATTATCAGCACTAGCCTTATTGCAATTACGGCTGCTACAAGTCCCATAATAGTTAATTTGCTTAAAAACCTTGTCAAGACTGCCGTAAAAAAAGCTACTTCTCGGAAGTCAAAGAATGTTGATGAGGTAAAATCTGACCCTTCTTAGGTACAACTTCTATATCTTTACAAAGATCATAATAAGGACTTGATTTAGCAAACTGAATACCAGCTAACTTTTTCTCACCACAGTGCTTTAATCTGGCAAAATGCCAATCTAACTCTAGGTTTTTAAGCTTTTGTTTTTGTATATTAGTTTGTGTTGCAGCAGCTTCCTTACATTGTTTTTGCAATCCTCTATCAAGAGGAATAGAAAAATTTAAAGTGATACCTGTACCAAGGGCATAACTATCTTTGTTTGTACCAGAATAATTTTGTTGATAAAACAAAATATCACCTGGATTATCTGGTGTACCATCTCCTATAGGATTACCATCATCATCAAAATCACCTTCAATATCTGTTGGATCGTAATAAGGAGTTTCATAATAATGTTGAAAAGGCTTTCGATAGTTTGAATTAAAGGTTGTAAATGGAGTTATAGTCATCATTGCACCTTGACATACAACCCCACCACCATATTGATTTGTATGGAAACTACCGTTGTTTACATTCCAGTTCTGATTCGTAACAGATCCACTATTGCTTTGACTGACAGCATTAGCTAAAACTTTTATTGGGCTTAAGATTATTGCGAGAACACAGAGGTAGTAGTAGTAACGGATTCTGTTGTTATATCTCTTTGAATTGTTGTTATGTTCTGTAAACCTGGACCATGATATGTTTCTGTAAACTGAAAGGCGTTTCCTGAAGTTGGGTTTGTCAGTGTCCAATTCGGTTTTGTTGTCATATCTGATCCTGTCCATTTATATGATGTACCTCCTACAGTGCCAGTAATTTCAACTGCATTGGGTAACATACTTCCTCCATCATGTTTAATTCCTGTTCCTGTAACTGTATATTCGTAACCTGTCTTAAAGTCTTTACTGGTAATTGTCTCAGATAGCGTACTGGTTGTATTTGTAGTACTTTGCATATTTCCTTGAACAAAATTTGGAACAATATTTGCGTTAGCTGGTAAAGCATATATAAAAAACAGTAATAAAAGCTTTCGCATAGCTCATCAGTCTACGGTAACTGATGTTATATATTGTCCAGTAGCTGTTGTACCAGCACCACCTGCTGTTATAGAAATAACATGATTATCTACAGTACCGTCAAGATCTCCAACAGTACCGCCAGATGTACTTGTAAGATCACCAAATGGACTTACTTCACCTGTGGTTAGAGTTGTAGCTATAGTATCACCTGTTGTATGTGAGACTGTGTATGAGAATGACTCACCATCTGTAAGCTGAGATGCTGTTATAGCTGTATAGCTATTTACACCATTAGTGGCTGATCCTAATCCACCTACACTACCTGCTGTAGTACCATCGGTAGTGGTTACACCAGTACCTGAGACACTATATGAGTTGCCTATACGATCTGCTGTAGTTCCTGGTGCTGCTACTTCAAGTTTTACAGAAGAAGTAATAGTTGAGGTTATGTCTGCGTAACAAGGACTTGCAAACATAAACATAAATGGAAGTAGTTTTTTCATTTGATACCTACTTTGTTTTTACTATTATCCACTATTTTAGGAGAATTGCCATTTTTCTTGTTCCCGACAGAGATTCCATAGCTACCTAACACTCCAGAAACTAAGCCAGCTGTGAAAGCACCATCAATTCTTACCTTGCCCATGTATCCAAGAGTCATCATTGATAAACTCCAAGTCAAAATAAGAAACCTGACACTATGGCCAAAGAGTTCACCCCAATCAAAACCTTCTTTCTCTTTTTCTTGTTCTTCTGCCATAAAAATTAGAACTCTTGTTTAATACTAGCAATGTAGCTATGTTTGGAAAGTAACACAAGATTATTATGCTCAGAATCCTTAAACCTATCCTTATGACATTCGTAAAAACGAATGCAGTAAAAAAATTAATTATTGATCTTCTAAAGGCATTAGCAAAGACTACAGATAATACAATAGACGATCAGATTGTTGATTATGTGTCAGTGCATCTATGGCCAGAGGATAAGTGAAAAGTATTATAAACATTCTTACAAAAAGACCAAGTCTAGAGTCTGAGTTTGCTGTAGAAAGTTCTATTGCTGAACTGCATAAAATCAAAGACATAGACGAGCTAAGAGAGTTAGCAAGTGTTCTGGCGCGAGCTAATCACAAACAATCACAGTTCATAGCTAACGCATTAGAAATAATGTGCAATCAGCAAGACATAATCAATTATTTTGAAAGAAGAAAAACTAAAAAAAAAGCGCCTCTAATGAAGCGCCTTAGTTATATTTTGTTTGGTAAAAATTAAACTTCTTTACTAATATCAACCCACTCAAAAAGTGTTTTGTGTAGGTTTACCATTCGATCTAAAGGGTCTCTACATTGACATTCAAAAGTTTTGTCTGTTGCAGGGTCATGGTATATTTGACCCTCGTAAGGATCGCTAGGGAATCTAGAAGGGTAGGTCATCTACTGACGCTGGCTTGCTCTGTGATGAGTCTTTTGGAGGTAATGGGGCTAGTTTACCACTATTGCCCCACATACCGCCCCAAAGCGTAAATCCAGCCTCCTCACGATACTCTTTCTTGTCTGTATAGACTCTGACTGTTGTACCATTTTTTAATGCGTTTTCATAAGCATTCATAAAAAACTCTGCGGCTTTTTGTGCATTTTCAAGAGTAAAATCAAAAATTACATTTTTTTCAGGTGCATAATCATTGGCAGGGTTAGTGTTGTCAACGATTCTGAATTTAGCAGTAAATGCTGGTTGTACTTTAGCCATAATTAAAAAGGGTTTTTAGGTGTAATGTTGTTTTCTTTTTCCCATTCAAGGATTTTGCCAAGTTCATAGCGAACTTTGGCAGAGCCTGACGACACCGCATATTTGGGAAGTGTGTAATATTCGGGTCCACGATCTTTTCGTCTCCAATCAGCAATAGTTGCAGGGCTTAACCCATATCTCTCAGCTAACTGGTCAGATGTTAGAAATTGCTGTTCGATTTGGTTCATGCTGTTAATGCTTTCCTCCGAGCTTTGATTAGGTCAATAAGTTTATTATATTGGTCTTGGCTTATTTTTCCCTCATCTAGCCTTGATACTAGAGTATTGAAGTGTTTGTCTAATTGTTCATCAGTAGTTGATTTCACAATAGCGTCACGTGCCAAAACTGCTATGTTCTGTTTGGGTTGAACATTAGCTTGTCTTTTTGATGGGGTAACAGGCTCTGTAGCTTTTACTATCTCATTACCTGTCCATAGTTCACTACCTAGATTAAATTCTTTAGCTGCACAAAAACAAAAGCCGCGTCTATGAGAGTCGGTTATGTCTCTAGCAGAAATTTTATCTAGTTTCATTGGATCGTTTCTATTGTCCATAATTGAGTATGGATAAATAGCACCTTTTTTACCCTCTGGATCTGTGAAGTAGCCCATAAGATAACCTGTGCCATCAGGTGCAGCCCAAACTACACCAGTTGTTTCATAAGTTGGTGGCATTTCTAGATGAAACTCCCAACCCGCTGCTAGTTCATTAAGATATTCAGATGTTCTAGCCCATGACACATAACTGTATTTACCTTTTTTGTAAATATCCTGTGGTTGGATAGTGCCTTTTAAATTTGGTTTTTGCATTAAATAGTCCCCTCCATTTGATCTAGTGTTGGATCTTGGATTTTTAAGACGTCTTTTAGATCAGTAGGTGGTGCCATGAACTTAGTCTTTTTAACGTCATTGATCCAGAGATTGAATAATCTAATGAAAGCGTTTAGCTGGTATCTTTGGTAATTAGATCCTCTATGTCTAAACCCTTTTTGCATCATTTGATTTCTAAAAGACAAAATAGGATTATCTATATTTAAATTTGTACCTTCAGAGAACTGTGTCCAAAATTCTGACAAAATTTCTTCAGAATAATTTTTTTCTGAAATCAATTTATACATAGGAATACCAACGCTCAAGTTAAAGAAATGAAATTTTCTATGGTAAACACCCATTAAGTTTGTAATTTCGTCATAAACTTCTTGATTGTCTTTGTATTCTTGTAAAATTTCTGAATGAGTTGGAACCGTGGCAAAAGCCCAACTACCTCTTGGATATCTGTTGTACAATAAATACACTTTTATACCTGCTGCAAGGTGTTTTGATGTTGAACAACCTTCTATGTATAAACCATCTGCAGCAGTTCTTGCAGTGCCAGTATCAACACAGTTAAATATTTTAGGATCCATATTTCTAGCAACCATAATTGGCAATGTTTTACCAGTTTTTACAATCGCTAAAAGTCTGTGTTGACCATCTAATAAATTACCATCTTTATCAAAGGCCAAACCTTGATTAGTAATTATCCATTCACCATTGTCAATAGCAGTAACCAATCTTTTTAGATTGGCGGGTTTCATGGATCTGTTTTTGGTGTTTTTTGTTTCTAAAACATATTCAGCAAAGTCAGGTGTAATCTGCTCAATACCAAATGTGGGGTTAATAGTTTCAGTCATTGTTGCTGAGCCAGTAAGGTTTGTCGAGGGTCTGGATTCCGTTTGGTTCGGTATCGGTGTAGCCGAGCCATTTTCCAGATTGATTAGCTTCAAATATTTTAAGAAGCGCTTGTTCTTGAATTTCATAACCTAAATCAAGGAATTCTTCATCTAATTGGTAGACTCCTATATTGAAAGGGAATACTTTTTCTATTACTACAAAGACAAATCTTTTACAATTTGTGCCTTGTAAATAATGTGCTGCTTGAAGGTGGTAGTTAAAGTTAGTAATTGTTTTAGTAAAACTTTCTGGGGACGCGCCACCTTCTCCTGTAGTTTTTAAATCTACAATGGTGTCTCCATTAATTTTGTCGCAGCGACATTTAAGGTCTAAACCAGTTGCACTATGTGACCACCAGAAACTTTGTTCTGATTGGCCTTTGTCTAGCAAGTCATAAGCTGTTGAGTGAGCCATTATTGATGACATCATATTGTCAGCTAATGCAGCATCTTGAGGTGTGATTACTGTTATGCCTTTTTTCTCGTATTCGAGAGCTTGTTCTTTGCCTTTTTTAGTGCGCTTATCTTCTACAACTCTAAATCTTGCTGTAAAATCTTCTGGCTCTAAACACATAGCATGGAACAAAGTGCCAAACTTCATAGCGGGTGTTGGAAGTTTTGGAGGTGCCAGTTCATTAAATTTGCTATGCCATAGCGCTCTAGCATTTTGCTTAGTGATAATTTTTAGATCACTAGCACTAAATGCAGGGTCTGCCTGATAGCTTGCAAAATCTACTGAAACTGGCTGGATTTCTGAAATAATCATTGTTATACTTAATTAGGCCGCTTGGTGCGGTTCTTGGGGTTGGAACTGGTATGGGAGTTAAAAGGGTCTCCTCTGCCAGTTTTTTTTATGGTCAGCAACAAATTTGTATATGCTGCTACGACCAAGAGAGTAAGACAGATAGAGTTATACACCTGTTTTCTCTGCCTCGATAAGCGCTCTTAACTCTTTGGTTATGTCACGCATTTGTTTAAAAAGCTTGGAGGTTCTCTCTTCTAAAGCTAGTAGCTTCACAGGATTTCTTTCTCTAACTTCTTTCACAATTAGTTTCTTGTATTCTGCATCTATTTTTTCGTACCTTTCTTCTAGCTCTTTAGTCTTTGCGCCTAGTGTTAAGCCATAGTATTGAAAATTAACTGCACATTCATTTACAGGAATTTCTACTACTAGCTCAACTTGTTTTTTATCCTTTGGCTCAAACATCAACTGTTGTAGTGATGTTATTTCATAAGGACAATCTTTAAGCCATTGCTGCACTTTGGGATTTGTAAAATCTAAGTGCTGGCCGTTATGTTGCATTCCGTTCATTGTTCTACCTCCTTAGTAGTTTGTTTTTGTTGGTCTTTGTAAAATTGTTCTCTGAATTGCTGTCTTAAGCCATCTTCTAATCTGTCAATACAGCCTTGCATTATGTTCATGTCTTCAATGAACTTATAAATTTGTTTTGCTAAGTTTCCGATAGCAATACCACAGCTAAGTTGTCCATCAAAAATAACTTCTGCTGCTGTTTGCCAATCATCGTCCCAGCACTCACCACATTGACCTGTGATTCTTTCAAGAAGAAAATCATCTTCATCTGAACAAGGCTCAACTTGTATTTTTTCAACAACTGCACTTTTTGCTAAATACAAGCCGTGCATTTTTGCAATGTGATTACGTGCAGAATGTTTTAGCTGTTCAATTTTTTTTCTTGTTGAATTTCTTTTTTCACGAAGTTCTGCTACCTCTGGATCAGCGGTAACATAGTCATTCATTTTCTGATAATCAAAATCAGCCATTAAAAGTGTCCTCCAATTGTTTTTCAGTAAGGTGGGCTGCGATAGCTCTATCACACGCTTTCTGCGCGTCTTGGCGTGTTATTTCTGAATCCATCAGCATAAGACATAACATCTGGCCGACTTCTTCTTGATGCTTGGCTGTTGGTGCAGCAAACAAAATATAGAAACCTTGAAAAAGAGTTTCTTTTTTGTCCTTGGTAGCTTCAAATTTCATCTGGCTATCTCCTCACAAGCAGCGACAACACCAGCTTTACAGTCTGCTACTGTCATGTCGTAAAGAGTGCCAGAAAGGGTCGTATAGAACAACCCTGACATAGCGATCATTAGAAATAAATTTCTCATTGGTGTGCCTCAATAAATTTTCCCATTGTATCTAGCAAATTTTGTGAAACTTTTTCAGCACCTTTAACAACATCAGAACCGCCCAAAAAATCACTGATATGTCGGCTAGTAGTCTTGCTATGGTGTTTTTTAGTGACTAAGTGCATATAGTCTTTAGCCTTAAAAGCAACAAATGTGTCATAAGACTTGAGTAGTGTGCCAGCTTCACATACGTAGGTGGTAACATTCTTAGACATCACTAAACCTCACAGCCCATGTACTCAGAGATCGCACAACCTCTGTTTGTCTGTTGAGCCATCGCTTTAATAATGTCTCTATATGTACCAGCAGGGCTATCTGGATCAGCTGCTAGTAGCTCTTCTTCATCATCAGGAAGGTTGTTTATTGCCTCCATGACTAGGTTTTCAAAGTTTTCAAGCTGTTCGTCATTGAGCTTGAGTATAAGTGTCTGTTCCATAAAACTAGCGAAGTGAAAAAGCGGATACTTACCGCCTTCTCATTATGACGCATCAATACAACTATGTAAACCCATTTGATTAGAAAGTTACAATCTCTGAATATTTCACAGGTTTACTGATGTTTACAGTTGCGGTTTTACTAATAATGGTTCATAATTAATTCATAGCCTGAAGAGGCTGCCCTTTACATTTTCTCGCAAATGACTTTTACTACTCCAGACCACCTCAAGCAGCACTTAGTAAACACAATTACGACTGCTTTTATTTCTGAGGTTCAAGACAAGTGCAACCACAAAAACTTACAGGTTGACACACATAAGAAAGAAGGTATCAGATACCCACACACTTACACAGGTCGTTACATTATCTGTGCTGAACAAAGACTAGAAGAAAAGTCTCCTGTCTTTGGTTGGGAAGAGCCTAGATTCTACCCACACTATTCAAACATCATTAAAGATGCACAGGCTCAAGCTGATGCAGCTTGTGCTTTACTTGAGCAAAGAATTGCACAGCACCATACAAAAAAAGAGTACATATATAAAACTTCAGACTTACGTGTAAATCACGCTAATGACCTTATTGAAGGTCGTGTTTATGGTCACGTTTATGATTACATCGCTGACGAAAGGACTATCGAAGAGCGTAGAGAAGCTACCAAGTTTGAAATCTATGTTCGCATGATCTGGAATTACAGATATGGTGAAAACTCAGCTAATGGCCATCTTACTCAGTACACACAGTTCAGATCAGAAAGACATGGCGCTGAAATGGAAGGCAAGAGCGCACAGAAAGCTAAAGAAGATGCTGCTAGAGCCGAGAGACAAGCTAAGTTGCAAGCTGAAAAAGATGCTAAAAAAGCTGAAAAGTGGGAAAGATTCTCTAAGTTAGCTGTTCAGATGGAAAAATGGTCTGACAAAAAGATCAAGACTTTAGGCCAAAAGATCGCTGAGTATGATGACACCATTCAAAATCTTAAGCACAACAACTTTGATACTTCTAACGAAGAGCATTACAAAAAAGTTACCGCAGCAGATGTTGAAAGACTTAACACTTTAAGAAACGATACTAGGACTTGGCAGAACAACATGGATCAGTTGAAAGCTATTTTTGATGAAGGCTGTGACACTAGACCAAAGCTAGTTGAAAGGTATCAGGTTTGGGGAGTTTGATTACTCCCACCCTTTTTTATAAATTTATTTTCTTAAAACAATGACACAAGCAGAAGCACTAAAACATTTCAGACAGCTTTATAAAACCATGGGCTATCGCAGAGGCGATAACACAGCAAAAAGAACTGAGTGGAATGACTACACAGATTCACTTTATAAAGATGGTCTAATCACACTTAAACAATACGAAAACTGGGGGCAGCCTTTCTAATGAAACTTAACGAAAAAGAACAACGATTCCTAAGAATGTTTCCACCGCGTATGAAACAGCTTGATAATCAAATTAGGCTAGTACAAAACTGTTCTAGGAAAGATGGCTATGAGTGGGATTTTACAGATACAGTTCCTACTTTCTTCATTGTAGTTTTTCATAACCTGACATTATGTGCTAAAAAGTTTGGCTTAGATGTTGATGTAAGGATTGAAGGGCGCGATATTAAAGAGGTCTATGAAGACGCTAATGACAAATTTCAAGATAGTCTAAATGCCAACTGAACAATCTTTAGCATACGAAGTAAAGCGCCAATTTTGCTATCTAGAGCTTCATAAGTGGAAAGATTACCTTTGCGATAAAAGAAAACTTGATGAGGTGGAAGTAGCCATAGCTGCGACCACTTCTATAATCAATGAAATCAGGTTGCTTGACGACAAAATTTACAATGAAGATATCCCACCCTATGATGATATTTTAAATTAGGGTGTATGATCAGCTTGTAAGAAGTTACATTCTCTCGCTATCCAAACGTATAGATGAACATTTTCATGTATCTCAGAGCGGAAGATGGCGTAGCTCTAAGGGACTTTCTAAAAAAGAATCCAACTGTAAAAGGAATCGAGAAAGAAAAAGAATATTTAGATGCTGGATTGATCGCGCGGGTCTGCTACTCTTTGGAAGTGGAGCTTAATAAACTTTAGTCGGGGAGCCTGATGACCTATTGCAAAGCTAGGTCTGAAAGCTTAGGAAAATTGTAGTCAAAAATCTACAAAAGGCAGGGAGGTCTACGCGAGGTGGCTTACTTATCCCCCGACTCTTAGAATGTTTGTATCGTTATCATTGAGTGAGGCCGTAGGGTCTCTTTTTTGTTGCAATAATATTTTCGGGCTTGCAAACTTACCACTTGCGAATCGTCAGCAATAGCTGATAATGTCAAAGCATCTAAAGTGCTACGACATAGTTTGTCTATATCTCCTTTGTTCCTAGTAGTAGGATATTTAGGCGCTGATTGCTTTAGCTCTCCCTTTGCGTTTAAATGAGATTTCGGTCTATGAAACCAGAAAACTAGATCAATATGTACTGGTTCTTCGATTAATTCCCCAACAACTTTATTTGCTTCTACCCTAACAGCATCTCTCCATGACTTTACCCTTTTGCATGATTCAATCATTATTCCTCGGCCAATGTACCTTTTACTGCCCTGTGGTGCAGCTTCAATACCTTCAACAGTAATTACATACTTCATAGAAAATGAGTTTCATACCAGAAAATACTCCATTCGTATCTTTGCCTACTGCCCTTAAAGGAAGAATAGACCCACACCAATTAGCGGTGTTATGGGTGCTGCAAAGCTACTACCCGAATATCTGGCCTAGTTATAGCACGATTGCTAAAGATGCAGGTATGTGTAGAACAAAGGTTATTCATACTGTTGAACAATTATGTTCGCTGGGCTGGCTACAGAAAGTTTCCAGAATTGATGAACACGGCCAAAAGACCAATGCATATCGAGTTACAGTTTGGCACGAATGTAGAGTCCCAACACCTCAACTATCCAGTAGTGAACCGCAGTCCATTTCAGCAACCAGTTCACCAGATAAACTACCCCAGTGTATCTCAGCAACTAGGGGTGGTGTATCAGATGAACCCGAAGTAAAACAAGTTAAACTAAAACAAAAAACTAAAAAGAAAGGATATTCTGAAAATTTTGAATCTTTTTGGAAAAAGTATCAATCTCAAAATAATAAATGTGTGTCTCAATCTAAGAAACCAGCTTATAGAGAATGGGAACAGTTAGACAAAAAAACACAGGAAAAATTAGAAGATGCACTAGAAGCAGATTCAAGACTCAGAGTAAAACTTATTAGAGACGGAAAATTTGTACCAATGTGGCCTGATTGCTTTCGTTGGATTAAGAATGGCCAATACGAACAGTTTTTAGAGTTGCGCGAACAGAAATCTAAGTCAAGATTAAATCCCATGCTTGCAAAGAAAGCAAGTGACCAACCCTTTTAAAATCTTATGCAAAACTACAAACGATCTGCAATTGATCGAGATATTACTTTTAGACCACCAGTTCACAACTGCTACGCTTGCAATGATACTGGAATAGTAAATAATTCAGATGGATTAATTAACAACTACTTACCAGATTACGACATAACAGAAGCTGGAAAGAAAGTAGCTGGCAGTGATTTAGCTATTATTTGTTATTGCGAAGCCGTCTACCCTAAATATAATGATGAGGCACAATTAGTTGCACATGGTTTTAGAAATGGTGATGGTAATATAAGAAATAACGTAGGTATTGATGTAGATAAAGATATAATTAGAGAACTACATAATATAAGAAAAAAAGCTTGGAAAGATACTGCTACACTAATGAGTCGATTAATCCAAAAAAACCTAAAAAGCAAAAAACCAGAATTACCCGCAGAAATGCAACAAGTTAAAGATCAATTAGCAAATTTTACTATTAAATCGTTAAATAGCTGATTTTACTCCTACCAGATTGCTCTGTAAGAGCCTTGTAATTTAGTCCCTATACGTTTCTACCCTTGAAAAAACCTAAAGATTACCTCGTCTATGACCCTTTGCAAAAATGCAACTACAGAATCCTAAACGGAAAGCGGCTATGGTTACAGCCAAGACCTAAAGAAGTGTACCTGTCTAAAAAAGAGCTAAAGTGTGGACAGTTAACAATCTCGCTATGACTACAACACCAGACTTGCCGATATTCTCACCAGAGGATATTAAACAATCTAGAATAATAGATTTAACTCTTTATAAAGATAACCCTAGAGTACACAGTGATGTTCAAATAGAAAGATTAGCAATTTCACTTCAAGAGTTTGGATTTACTAATCCTGTATTAATTGATGATATGGGTAATGTTGTTTGTGGTCATGGTCGTATTGCAGCTGCAAAAAAAATAGGACTAGAGACAGTTCCTACTATTACTCTTTCTCATCTAACACCAGATCAGCGTAGAGCTTACATAATCGCAGATAATCAGCTGGCTTTAAACTCTAGTTGGGACGATGACATATTGAAAAAAGAACTAGAAGCGCTTATGGAAAATGGTTTTGATTTATCATTACTCGGCTGGGGCGATGATGTGCCAACCTTTGCTGATGAGCCAGATTATGGATCTCTAGAAGATTTTGATGACCCTACCAGTGAACTCGCTAATGATGTAATGAAGGCAATACAAATAGAATTTAGACCAGAGGATTATGAAGAAGCAAAAGAAGTAGTAGCAGAAGCAAGAAAAAAAGGTATCTATATAGGCCAAGAGCTAGTAAACGCGCTTAAATCATTAAGCTAATGAAGTTAACCAAAACTTCTTTAAACGGAGTTCAGTTCTTTTACAGAGAAGGCTACTCCGACATTAAGACTTTCATAGAGGTTTTATCTAATCAATCCTATTTTAAAAAGGGTATGGAAGTTCTTAATAATGAAAGCTGGCTAGATTGTGGCGGTAATGTTGGTGCTTTCTCTTTACTAGCAGCTTCAAAAGGTGCATCTGTAATTACCTATGAGCCTGACCCTTTTAATTGTGAATTAATTGAAAAAAATGCAAAATTAAATGGCTTTCAAAATGCCATAACAGTTAAACAAGCTGCCTTAGTGCATGATTTTAGAAAAGATACAACTCTATCCATAGCTCAAAATGGTAATGTATGGCGCAATACCATAATGAAAAAGAAAAGTAATAAAGCTATAAAAGTACCTTGTCTAAATTTTGATGAGCAAGCTGTATTAGCTGATAACTGCAAGATGGATATAGAAGGCGCAGAGATCCCAATACTTACTCATACAAAAAGCGACTTTAATAAACTGGTCTATGAATGGAGTTTTGATATTGACCCAATGCTGCCAAAAATATGGAAAGTAATAGAAAAGCAAAAGTTAAAATATAAAGTTGAAGCACCATACAAAACAATTCACTATGAAGAGAGAGATATAAATATGTGGGGTGAAAGCTGGTTCCCGCCATGCATTATGGTTTATTGTTTTAAAAGATGAAACTACCTGAACTTATCCTGAAGCCTGTAACTTCTCCTTTGAAGATTGGAGATAGTGTAGGCGGTTTTGAGCCTAATATTTTTGAAGATTGCATTCTAATAGACCCAGATGGTACTCCTGTGGGTATGTTTATAAAAACTTTGCCAGACGATTTACAGAACCTTGTGAATATAGCTGACAGAGAAATACATACTAAGCGCGTACCTAAATCAGAAATGAAAAGGTCTAGTGGCTTACACAATAAAAAAGCTGAAGTATTGCAGTATTCAACTATTTTAGGTTCATGTCCACCTAAACCACACATGAGAAGGCCATACGCCTCTAGATCATCTGTTCACTCTGTAAAGTCTGCTAATACTTTTGTTAAAGCAATGTATGCAGCGGGTATCAAATCTTTTGAAATAGTAAAAAAATATATCCCAACTGTTGCTGAAAATCATTTATTCAAAATCAAGCAAAGAATACCTGATAACTGGCGTTTCGCTAATAATTTTAGTTCTACTATCTCGAATTGCAACATATCCGCACCAGTTCACCAAGACCACGCCAATGTAAAAGGTGCTATAAATATGATTATTACCAAAAGGCGTAACAGTAAGGGAGGTAATTTACACGTACCTGATTACAATGCCACGTTTGATCAAACTGATAATTCATTATTGGTATATCCAGCTTGGCGTAATAGGCACGGAGTTACACCGATTATTCCTACCCATCAGGGAGGCTATAGAAACTCTCACGTTTGGTACGCTCTTGACTCCTTTCACAATCTAGAAAAATAGTGAAAAAAAAGAAGGCTACACAATCAGAAAAAGATTATAGAACTTTCAAAATTGCAGCATTTCTTGCACGTGGTGTAACGCGCTCTGAAATAATAAAATATACCGCGGCTGAGTGGGGACTGAAGCTAAGACAGACAGAGCAGTACATCCAAGACGCACGTATCATTCTCAAGAAAGATTTTGACATTGACAGAAGGCAATTTACCGCGGACATTTTAAGCCAGCTTTCTACCCTACAAAAAGAGGCCAGAAACAGCAATCAATTAAACGTAGCTTTAGGCTGTATTAACTCAATGGCTAAGATTGCACAGATTACAACATGAGCATCTTAACTAGAGAAGGATCAGTATTAGATATTGCAGGCACTAGCGGAGTTTCGATTGATATAAAACAATTATTAGCAAATATTAGAAACGATCTTCACGAACCACAAAGGGAGTTCTTTGATAACAGCAATACTGAGATACTAGGCTTGTCAGCTGGTTATGGTGCGGGTAAAACTAGAGCGCTTTGTGCAGTATGTGTGAAACTAGCAGCACTTAACGTAGGATTTACAGGTGCAGTAATGGAGCCAACAGGTTCATTGATTCGAGACATCTGGCAAAATGACTTTGAACAATTTTTAGAACACTATGAAATACCTTACTCATACAGGGCTAGTCCATTACCTGAGTACATACTGCATTTGCCAGACGGAGATACAAAGATACTTTGTAGAAGCTTCGAGAACTGGTCACGCATAATCGGTCTAAATTTAGCTTTTGTATTAGCAGATGAAATAGATACAGTAGCACCATCTGTGTGTGATAGAGCATTTCCAAAGATTCTAGGTAGGTTGAGGTCTGGTAATGTCAGACAGTTTTGTGCAGCAAGCACACCAGAGGGTTTTAGATGGATGTGGAATACATTTGGATCAGAGGCAGCACAGGAAAGATCAGACCGAAAGCTAATAAGGATGAGAACGCAAGACAACCCACACTTACCAGAGGATTTTATAGAAAGAATGCAGGCCAACTACGACCCTAGTATGTTACAGGCTTACCTTAACGGAGAGTTTACCAATCTCACAACTGCGCAGGTATATAGCAGATTTGTAAGAGAAGATAATATTGTAGATACTATTCCAAGTATCCAGATGGAGCCATTAAGGATAGGAGTAGACTTTAATATTGGGAATATGAGCGCGGTGATAGGAATTAAATTAGAAGAAAAATTGTTAATAATTGATGAGATTGTGTCAGCACATGATACAGACGCACTTGCACAGGAAATACAGCGTAGATATCCTACTAATAAGATTTACGTCTACCCTGATGCTTCAGGCGGCAATCGTAGTACTAATGCAGCAAAAACAGACATACAGATTCTTGAATCCTATGGTTTCACTAATCTCTCTGCCAAAAGCAATCCAGCAATCAGAGATAGAGTCTCTGCCGTACAGGGTTTGTTATGCAACGGAAAAGGGCAGATACGTCTACAGATCAATGCCAGTTGCAGACGTATGATTGAGTGTCTAGAGTTACAGAGTTATACAGATAAGGGCGAACCAGATAAAGACGCTGGTTACGATCACATGAATGATGCACTAGGCTATCTAGTTTGGAGAGAGTTTAATCCATTATTTGCACGTGCGGGCAAACCTACAGGCATTAGAATATATTAAGAACATGGTACTATTGAGGCAAAACTGTGTATAGCTCACTAAATATTTACAATCAGCCCATAACACAAGCTGCTACAACAGTTGCCAGCCCTAATGCGGCCTATCAAAGAATGGCTCAATTTTGGGACTTGATTACAGACTTGAAGGAAGGTACATATAAGATCAGAAGCGAACATAGAAAATATTTACCACAGGAAGCTAGAGAGACTGACGATAGTTATGACGTAAGACTAAGCAGATCAACAGTAGTACCATATTTGCAGCGTATTGAAAAAATGCTTTCAGGTATGCTGGTAAGAAAGCCAGTTAGACTAGATGACGTATCAGACCTAGTAAGAGAGCAATTATTCGATGTAGATTTAGAGGGTAATGATCTCAATGTGTGGCTATACCAGACAGCTAGGCAGGCTATAAGCTTTGGTCATGTAGGTGTTTTAGTAGATGCCCCTAAAGAAGGCGATAAGACTAGGCCATATTGGGTTACTTATACACCGAAGGATATATTAGGTTGGCGGTCTCAGATTATAGAGGGCGAAAGGCAGTTAACACAGCTAAGACTAATGGAACAAGTGGTAGAACCTGATGGAAAGTACGGAGACAAGATAATCAAGCAAATTAGGGTATTAGAAAGAGGTAGATACGAAATTCACAGGAAAGATGAAAAGAAAAACGAATATAAATTATTTGATGAGGGAGAAATGAGTCTTAAAGATAAGATCCCTTTTGCAGTTGCTTACTCTAATAGAGTTGGTTATTACGAAAGCCGCAGCCCACTCTATGACATTGCAGAACTAAACCTTAAACATTATCAAATACAATCTGATTTAGATAATATTTTACACATCAGTTCTGTACCACTACTTGCTGTCTTTGGATATCCCAATGCTGACGAGATAACTACTGGACCCAGTGAGGCACTATCTCTGCCACCAGAGTCAAGAATGGAATATATTAGCCCATCAGGAGACAGTTATGATAGCCAGTTTCAGAGATTAGCAGATATTAAAGACCAAATAAACACACTATCATTAGCAGCTGTACTAGGTCAGAAGTTAGTGGGAGAATCAGCAGAGGCCAAGCAGATAGATAGATCGCAGAATGATTCGACCATGATGGTAATAGCACAGCAGATGCAAGACCTGATAGATAACTGCTTAAGATTTCACAGCGAATATCTAAATGAAGCTAATGCGGGTAGCTCCTTTGTTAATAGAGACTTTGTTTCTGCAAGATTACAGCCACAGGAAATAACCAGCCTACTAACTCTGTTTACTGCTGGCACTATTACACAAGAAACATTATTGAACCAGTTATCTGCTGGGGAGGTCTTGGGAGATGACTTTGACGTAGAGGAAGAGATTGAGGGTACACAAAGCGGTGGCCTAACAGAATCAGAATCACCTGAAGAGCCTGATCCAGAGCCTGAAGATGAAGAAGAGGAGGTACCAGAGGAAGAATGATAAATGAGTATTCCAGAGGTATTCTTTAGGGAAACTATTGACCTAAATAGATACAGTAACGCTGTAGCTAATAAATTTGTAGAAAACTATATTCAAGTAATTTACGATGCTACCAAACAATTAGTTGCATTAGACAAAAGGCAGAAGAAAGCAGGGGTAGATATAGCAGTAGCACCTCAGACAAGAAAAAGATTAAGAGCAATACTTGCACAATCCAAAGCAAGTATGGACAGATGGAACAAAGACGTAACAAAGCAAATGATAAAAGAAATGGAAGGATTAGCAAAGATACAGACAGGATTTATAGAAGGTGAACTACAAAAAGCTGTAAAGTCTGGCGGTATTCCAATAAACTCAGTTGCTGTTAATCAAAGGTATGCAACTTCATTTGTTAAAACAGACCCTACAAAAGTCAATGTATTTACCAGCAAACAATTTACTGAAGATGATTTTATTAAGTTTGGGTCGGGTAAGTTTGAGCTAACAGCTAGGCAGGGTGCAATGATGACTTTGCCTAATGGCGAAACAGTAGAAAAAGCTTTCAGAGGGATATCAAGAAGGAATCAGGCTTTATTGGCTAGAACTATTAGAGCTGGTGTCTTTAGTGGAGAGTCAGTAGACGTTATTGCCAAAAGATTGGCGGGTACTTTACAATTTGACGCGGTTGCTACTACAAAACAAAAAATTGCAGCAGGTGGTCAGGCTGTTAAATTAGCTAGTCATCAAATCAAAACTATAGTAAGAACATCTGTTAATCAGGTACAGAATCAGGCTTCTCAATCTGTATATGCAGCTAATAAAAAAATTGCACCAAGATATGAATATGTTGCAACGCTAGATAGCAAGACTAGCAACGTATGTAAAAGGCTTGATGGTAGAAAGTTTCAGTATAATAAGGGACCAACACCACCACAGCATTTCAACTGTAGGTCTACCACAGTTCCAGTTGTTGACTATGAAGGATTAAGTAAGCGCAAAGGGTTTGAAGATTTAACAGAGCCACCTGTAGGAAAGGTAGTTAGCAGACCAAGTGCTACTGGAAGAGTCCCACAAGGCACACAGTATGGTGATTGGTTACTGCAGCAAGATAAAAAACTACAAGTTAAGACTCTAGGAACAGAACAAAAAGTAGAATTTTTTAAGAAATTAGCAAAAAAAGAAGGCTCTGGACACGCGGCAATAAGAAAAATGATAAGGAATGACGGTACAGAACTACCACTTGATAAGTTAGAAAAAATATATGCCAAGCCTGTAGTGGCTAAAAAGGTAGCAGCACCAGTTGCAAAAGCGCCCAAGATTAAGACATCACCAACTATGTCTACTGAAGGTGTTGATACTTGGCTAACTAAGAACAGATTAGGAGATATTCAGGAGTTTACAGAGGATAGCTTAAACGGAATGGAGACTCTAGGCGGCTTGACTGAAAAGCATATTAAGAAGATGCGAGCATTCATGAAAAAAGGCAATATTGTAAATCAATACAACATGAAATATGAAAAAACTGCAGATATTACTAACTTAAGGCGAAGATTTTTGACAGGAGATAATCTAAAAGCTTTTGAAAAGTCTAATGAAACTGTTATTAAGAGATTTAGGGCAATAGATAAGATTCCAAATGAAGATTTGATTCAAGACATGAAAGATTGGAAAACATTGTGGAATGGTCGTGGAAATTTAAAAATAGGTAGCCATGAAAGAATGTTTGAAAGAAATATTAAGTTGTTAAAACAAGGTGGAATGATTGATACAGATTTTCAGAGAAAGGTTGTTAATAGTTTATTCGGTAATGCTACTGGCGGCACAAATGGCTATACCATTACAAACTCTGCAATGGTTCATACCAGATTAAGAGATGGAGCAAAAAAAATTAGTGCAGCATCTGCAAAGAGAATTAAAAAAAGTGCGGCTAATACATTAGATAACAATTTTAAATTAAGTAAGATTAAAGGTTCTGCATATGAACGGAGATTACAGACAAGAAAACTAGGCTTGAAAGATGAAATATGGTCTAATTCTGACCCAATGGACGAAACTATAGACTGGTTCTCTACTTTTGTTCATGAGATGGGACACCAAGTACACTTTCAAGCTGGTATGCCCAAGCTAGGTAGGCGCTTTATGAATTTAAAGGGCATGACATATCCAACTGAATATAGTCGCAAGAATGTAGCAGAACAATTTGCAGAATCTTTCACACAGTATATTTTTAATCCAGAGGGGTTGCAAAAGAATGCACCACGTTTGTATAAATGGGTAGATGAAACTTTTGAAGAGGCCATGAAAAACTTATGACACCACGTGAAGCATTAGAACTTTCAAATAAGTTTCCTAAAAACAGATCAGTAGTAAAACGTATTCACGATGCAATGCAACAAACTAGAGGAAGTAATAGAAAAAAATTTGAACAAATCATTGAAGGTTTGTATGTAGATGCTAAAGAAGACGAAGACTTTGACATACTTAACAAATACTTTGGATAGCTATGCCACTAAGAAAAGGTAAATCACAAAAAATTATCTCAGCTAACATTCGTAAGCTTATGAGAGAAGGTAAGACACTTAAGCAGGCTCAAGCCATTGCATTAACAACTGCTAAAAAACGTAAAAGGAAGTAATATAGTTACAGCTACTTTTATTGTTATGCCTTCTCACTATGGGTCAATGAAACCAAAGGGTAAAAAAAAGAAAGTAAAAAAGGGTGGTAAAAAATAATGGGTTATACATTTAAGGTTCAAACTTATGACGAACCCAAGCCAAAGGCTGAAAACTGTGAAGTGAAGCCTAAAACTAAGAAAAAAACTAAAAAGTGACTAGAAAACTAAGGCGAGTTCCAAAGGACAAAAAGACAGGGCTACCTAAAAAGTACCTGTCTGGTTCTAAAAACAAATCAGCAAAAGCTGCTGAGATTAAGAGAACTGCCGAGGCTTATAGAAAAGGACAGTATATTGATATTCAAGCTGTATCTAAATCACGTACTAAACAAAATGTCTCCACAAGCAAAAAGAAGAAAACCACTAAGCGCAAGCGTAAAAGCTAACCTTAAAAAGAAAGCTGATGGTACAAAGTTTTTTTATGGAGAACTTGCAGCGGTGTATAGAAAAGGTCAGGGCGCTTATTTGTCTAGTGGATCAAGAAACGTACCTATGGCAGCTTGGGCAATGGGAAGAGTTAATAGTTACATGAGAGGAGATAAAGCTAGAACAGCAGACGCAGCAATTTATTCTAGGTATAACAAAAGAAGATGAAACTAACTACAAGACAAAAAAATACTCTAGCTAAACATCAAAAAGTGCATGGTCATACTAAAGCGCACATGGATTTTATGAAACGTAAGATGAGAGAGGGAATGTCATTTACAGAGGCGCATAGATTGGCAATGAGGAAAAAAGGCAAATGAGTGATCCTAGACTGAAAAGGTTTGGACTTGCTGGTTTTAACAAACCTAAAAGAACTCCATCACACCCTACAAAGTCTCATGTTGTATTAGCGAAAGAAGGGGATAAAATTAAATTAATTAGGTTTGGTATGCAAGGTGCTAAGACTAAACCACCCAGAAAGGGAGAATCAGAAGCAGATAAGGCAAAACGCAAAAGTTTTAAGGCTAGACACGCTAAAAATATTGCCAAAGGTAAAATGTCAGCAGCTTTTTGGGCAGACCGCACGAAGTGGAGCTAGTATTGTGAATAATTGTAAATTTTTTATTTATGGCTGACGAACCAATCAAACCAAATCCACCTGTAGATACTGCAGCGTTAATGGCAGAAGTTGAAGCACTCAGAAAAAGCAACAGAGAAATTTTAGACGATTACAAAAAAGCGAAGGAGGCAGCAAAAGCTGTACCGCCAGATGTTGATGTAGATGCCCTTATTGCTTTCAAACAGCAGAAAGAAAAAGAAGAGTTAGAGGCTAAAGGCAGGTATGATGAAGCTATTGCAAAACAAGCTCAACAGTACCGAGAGGCTGAAGAGGCTAAGAACAAAAAGATACAAGAGCTAGAGAGCAGACAGAGACAGCTTGAGGTAGAAGCTCCAGCAGTAACTGCACTTGCTGATGTTGTTCACGATCCGCAATATGTTTTGTCTCGTATTGATAAAGAACAATTAGCTAGAGAGACAGATGGAACCGTTGTTGTAGTTGATGGCTACAACAGAACACCTGTAAAAGAGTGGGCAATGTCTAAGATGCCAGCTTGGGTACAGAAAAATCCAAGACCACAGGGAGGAGGAGCAACAACAACTAAAGTTCAAACAGAAACTATTGCATCTGGTGAAAAAAATCCATTTGCCAAAGAATCTTTTAACCTTACAGAGCAAAGTAGGTTATTTAGAACAGACATAAATAAATATAATATGCTCAAAAACGCAGTTAGCGGTTAGTATAGTAACAACGTGGTTGTGCTACGTCAGAGGTTGTGCCTCGAAGTAAACATATTTATTAAATTCTAATGGCGACATTACGCAGTGATTTAATAATTCCTGAGGTGTTTACTCCCTACTTAATCGAAGCTACAACTCAAACTGACAGCTTCCTACAGAGTGGGGTAGTACAACCTTTGGCAGAATTGAATCTATCCGCAGAAAGAGGCGGGGACTTTGTAAAGATACCTTTCTACAAAGCTAACTTAACTGGGGATTTTGAAGTTTTAACAGACTCAACATCATTAACACCAGCAAAAATTACAGCTGATAACCAAATTGCAGCTGTACTTCATAGAGGTCGTGCGTTCAGTTCACGTGACTTAGCTGCTCTTGCAGTTGGTGGCGGTGTTGATCCAATGGCTGCTATTGCTCAGAAGATGGCGGCATACGTCAACAACCAAAAGCAGAAGGATTTATATTCTTGCTTAACTGGTGCATTTGGATCTATCAACGCTAACGATAGTAACTCAGCATTATTTGATTTAACTATTGATTCAGAGTCTGGTGATAGTCCAACAACTTTAAGCCCTAGACACGTTGCTAAAGCACAAGCTTTACTAGGCGATCAAGGTGGTAAGTTGACAGCTATTGCAATGCATTCAAAAGTCTTTTATGACTTAGTAGAGAGAAATGCTATTGATCGTATCTACGATAATACAGGCGCTCCTGATACAGCAGCAGCTTCAGGTAGCACTACAAGAGCATTTGATGGACCAACAGCTGTAAATACATTCATGGGTCTAAATGTAATTGTTTCTGACGATATACCTACAACTGGTTCTGGATCTTCAACTGAGTACTCTACTTTCTTCTTTACACAAGGAGCAGTAGTTACTGGAGAGCAGGCACCAATCAGAACACAAACTGATAGAGATATTCTTGCTTTGGAAGAGGCAATGGCAGTGGATCTCCACTACATCTATCATCCAGTGGGTCTTAAGTACGCTGTTTCAACTGTCAATCCTAATAGAACTGTATTAGAGACTGTTGCATCATGGTCGAAAGTGTATGAGACAAAGAACATCGGTATTGTTCGTGCTACAAACGTATCTAACCAAGATTAGAGGTAATTAATTATGCCTTCATTATTTGAAGTAACTGCTGGCTCATTAGTTGGCACAACAAATGGCGGTACTGTCACTCAGGCTACCAATAAAGCGACTACTGTAATTTCTAATACAGAGTCAGGTCAAATAACCATGAACAATGCAGCATTAGCTGATGCGGCAGAAGTTTCTTTTACAGTTACAAACAGTAAAGTTGCAGCAACAGATGTGGTTGTAGCTTGTCATGGTTCTGCTGGAACAGCAGGCGCTTATATCGTGAGTGCAAATAGTATTGCAGCTGGCTCATTTAAAATCACAGTTTCTAATGTTTCTGGTGGTTCATTAAGTGAAGCTATCGTTATTAACTTTGTTGCACTAAAAGGTG